AGCGGATCGGCTGAATGCAGCGTGTGCGTGCGCGGCATGAGGCTCAGAACCAAATCACAGCACTAAGCATGTAGCGCCTGATGTGGATGGCTCGCGGACGGGGGTTCAATTCCCCCCGGCTCCACCACTTACCCAAAACCCAACCCTTATCGGTTGGGTTTTTTTATGCCCGGAATGCCAGTGTTGGCGCGGTTTCCGGCCTTGCTGCGACGGACGCCGCCGCCCCGGATGACCCGGTTTCGGGCGGTTTTCCGTTCTCTGTCCCCGCCCATTCTCTGTTTCTGCGAAGGAGGACTTCGCACCCACCCCAGAGCTGGCGCGGGTTTCCGGCGGCTTGTTCGTCAGGCAAACCACCTGCACGCTGGCGACCCGACCCCGAACGGGCTACCCGTTCACGATAGGCCGGACCTCCCAGGTGATTGCCATGCCGGGCCGGTAGACCACCTCGTTGCCGTACTTGATGCTGGCCTTCAGGTGTTCTGCCAAGGGCTTGTCGTACTTTTCGATCTGCCTGATGGCGCGGTCGACGGCGTTGCGGAAGGCGTCACGGACGTTCTTGCGCTTGTCTCCGACCCTGCGCTGTCGCCCGCCGAGGCCCTTGCCGCCCTCGATGTACTTGACCAGGGCCGCCATCTCCTTCTCGATTTCCTCAATGCGGGCGTGGTCATCACGTTCACGCGCTTCTTCCATTTCCTCGAACAGTTCCCTCGCTTGCTGCTTGCACTCGTTCAGCGCACGCCTGTCCGCGACGTCTCCGGCGTCCCCCAAGGGGATACCCTGAGTCACTTGGTAGCCATCTTCAATATCCTCCGGAGCGATGCCGCTGCCGGCAGGCTGTTCAATTGTGTTGACGGCATTTCCGACAGCGATCTCATAGACCGACATCTCTCGATCCGGAAACGCCAGCAGGAGGTTGATGTACTCCGCGCCCTTGTCGACGTTGAGCAGGCAGATGGTGTTGCGGCCCTGAAATCGCGTCTCCCAGACCGCACCGCGTTTGCGAAAGAAGTTCTCCGGCTGCTTCTCCAACGAAATCACCGCCGGTACCGAGTTCACCGAAGCGGACTCGTAGACCGTTCGCAGCAGACAGTCGCCGGGCAATGAGCGCTCCCGGATCTGGGTGAAGTAACGCCGCCCGAGCTCGTCGAGCGCTCCCGTCACCTCGTCGGCGTGCCGCTTGTAGAGATCGAATACCCGCTGCGCAGCCTGACCGGCGCTGCTGTAGTTCAGGTACTTGAGTACGCGACCGACGTCGGGGTAGCTGCTGATGAACTGTGTCACGTCCGTCAGGTTCTTCACCTGGTTGGCTCGCTCCAGGTAGGCGGCGGCCATGATCTTGTCCTCGCCTTTGTCCCGGCTCTGGGTGAAGACGTCGACCTTGTAGTGCTCCACCGGGTCGTGCTGATCGGCCTTGGCGGCGAGAATGGCGAAGCGCCGGTCGATGCACTGCGAGCAGCCGCCGCAATGGGTGTGCTGATTCGTCATCTCCCAAGTGTGCGTGCAGGTCATCGAGTGCTTGATCAAGTCGTGGCAGCCCGCGTCGGTGATGATCTTGACGACGTCGGCCTTGGTTTTCCAGATGTAGGGGTTCTCGACGGTGAAAGGCTCGCCTGCCACCAATGAAAGCAGGTCTTGGAAGCCTTTCATCACTCTCGGGTGCGTTGTCCTTGTGGCACGGCCACCGACCACCTGAGCGCACACAGGAAGGTTCAGGCTGATGACGCCGTTCTCGTAAAAGCGGACGCTCTTGAGATTGAGCATCCGAGCAATCGTCGCGCCGATGGAGACGTACAGGAACGACCGGCTGCGCTGGGTGTACTCATGGTTCAGCTCCTTGGCTTTGTGCACGCGGACGCTGATGCGATGCGGCACGTTGTCGCCAGCCTTCTCGGCCAGCATCTGCTCAAGGGTGCGGTGACGCTTGTTGAGCTTGGAAGTGGACTTGTGGGTGACCAGGAGCACGCGTCGCTTCTGGTTCACGACCTCGTCGATGGCGCCTGCCAGCGAGTCCAGTCCGCCTGAAAACATCACCACCTGCTCCGGCTTTCCGTACACCTGCTGGGTGTCGTCAAACTGGAGGTATTGCTGGAATGGGTGCTCCTGGTCGAGCTTGACGAAATCGAAGCGGTATTGGTCGTCGGACAGGAATCCGAGCGTCGAGCACAACGTGTCCTGCACCTGCGCGCTGCTCCAGAAGTCCGGATCGCGCACCGGCACGACGAAATGCAGATCGCGCCGCCAGCCATCGCCAAAGGTATCGACATCGTCCGCGCCGCGCCGGATGACCTGGTCGGCGCTGTAGACGTAGGTGGCGATCTCCAGCAGATCGTGGAACCGCGACGGCACGCTACTGAACAGCTTGCTGTGGACGTCCTCGATGCGCAGGGTGATGTTGCCGTGCCCCGGCCTGCCCGAGAGTCGGAGCCGCAGATCGCGCGCAGGATCTTCGCTGATGCCTTGGGCGGACACGTTGCCGCAGAGAACGTATCGCTTATCTTGCATCGCTACTCGCTCCCATCTTCAACTCGTCCCTCATCTTCTTCAGCGCGTAGCCCGCGAATCCGTCCGACGATTTTCTGGAGATGTCGCCGCCCTCGTGAAAGCGGTGCTTGGAAAACCACTCGCTCGAAAACTGCTCGACGATGAGCGAGGCTTCCCGGGTATGGATTTGCAGTGCGGCATTGAATTCGGCGGCCTGATTCATCGTGGCAAAACGCATCCCCTCGCCGAGCTGGGTGTTGACGACCTTGCTCAGGAAATACTGGAGACCCTCGTTGGCCAGCCGAGCGAAAAAGTGCCGTGAAAACTCGCCGAACTCCCGAGGCTTGCCCAAGTCGGCCAAGGCCGCACGCATCGTGTCCGGGTCGGAAGAGAACAGCGAATGCAGCTTGGGGGCGAGCACATCGTTGACGGCACCGACGATGGCCCGGTTGGCGAGCATGCCGAGATCGGAGCGCTTGCCGTTGCCTTCTACGCGCCGATCCAGCGCCTCGGTGATTGCCGTGGTCACATCGGTGAGCGAGGGATCGGCGGGGAGATGGATGCCCGCCGCGGCGAGATGCAAGAGGATGTCGGGCTTCTTGGCGGCAATCGCCATCTGCGTCATCAGCCAGACGGCCTCGGTGTAGCCGACATCCTTCATGACGAAGGAGAAAGCCTTTTCCGCCGCCGCGATGGTGGCTTGGGCGATCTGAGACACGTTGGCGCCGGCGGCGATCAGGCCGACGACCTCCTTCCACTCCTTCGTCCTTGGCAGAACCCCGAGCCGAACATGCCCCATCCTGTTTCCCCCGTAGAGATCAGTGCATCGCCGTCAATCGTCGCGCTTGATCACGACGATGCTGCGTGCCTTCTTTGCTTCCTTCCTCACATACCCCTTGCGCACCAACTGTGTGATCTGTTCATGAGCGCTGGCGTGGCTGATCCCCAGCGCCTCGGCCAGCTCCTTGACGGTGGGCGGCAGGCCTGTGCTGTCGAGGATCTGACAGATCGCCCTCAACGTCCTGGCCTGCGGCTCCGTAATCCCCTCGGTCTTTCGCTTGCTCATGGCTTTGCTCCTGGCCGACGCGTGCAATATATGACCTGATGAATATCAGGTCAATGGAGGCGACCCGGCGCGAAATCTCTCCGAACCGGCTGCTGACCGAAGGTGCGTCGCCCCCCCGCTCATGCCGGTTGAAACGGGATACTCCGACCGCCGCTCGGGCATATTCTTCGTGACGGTCTGATGATTTCACTGGGTACCGATATGACCGTCGAACAAACACTCCCCGAATTGATGTCGCCCTGCGCCCGGGCGCGCGAGGCCGCAGCCATCCTTGCGGCCGCCATTGCCCGCCTGCATGCCACCCGCCCCTGCGACAGCGAGATTTCTCTTGGCTTCCCGGCAGCCGAGCGCGTTCATACAAACCCCTCTACAGAAGGAGTTTGCCAATGAATGCATCGACAACCGGCCCGTCCCTGGCGGCGCAGATCGCCAATCTGCCCAAACTGCCCATGAGCGAGTTGTGGGCGCTTTGGGACAAGTATTTCCCGCGCCGCCCGCCGCACCACAACCGGAACTATGTCGAAGGTCGGCTCGCCTACAAGATCCAGGAGGAAGCGCTGGGCACCAAGCTCGAGGTGCAGACGCAGATGGCGCGCATCGGCGAAGCGCAATCGAAGATCAAGACGCAGCGCGGCGTCGAAGTCCAGGTGGTGCCGGGCACCGTGCTGGTGCGCGAATTCGACAACCGCGAGCACCGCGTGACCGCGCAGGCCGACGGCAGCTTCGAATATGAAGGCCGCCGCTTCAAAAGCCTGTCTGGTGTCGCGCGCCACATCACCGGTACCCAATGGTCGGGACCGCTGTTCTTTGGCATCACCAAGACCAAGCGGGGTGGGAAATGAAAGCGGTGGTCACCAAGAAACGCTGCGCCGTCTACACCCGCGTGTCCACGGATGAGCGCCTCGACCAGTCCTTCAACTCGCTCGACGCCCAGCGCGAGGCGGGCCAGGCCTACATCGTGAGCCAGCGCGCCGAGGGCTGGCTGCCGGTGGGCGACGACTACGACGACGGCGGCTACTCGGGCGGAAACATGGAACGCCCGGCCTTGAAGCGCCTGCTGGCCGACATCGTCGCCGACCAGATCGACATCGTGGTGGTCTACAAGATCGACCGCCTGACCCGCAGCCTGACCGACTTCGCCAAGCTGGTGGAGGTGTTCGAGCGCCACAAGGTGTCGTTCGTGTCGGTCACCCAGCAATTCAACACCACGACCTCGATGGGACGGCTGATGCTCAACATCCTGCTGTCCTTCGCCCAGTTCGAGCGCGAGGTCACGGGCGAGCGCATCCGCGACAAGATCGCCGCCAGCAAGCGCAAGGGCTTGTGGATGGGCGGCTACACGCCGCTGGGCTACGAGATCAAGGACCGCAAGCTCGTCATCGAGGAAAAGGACGCCGAGATCATCCGGCGGATCTTCACGCGCTTCACCGAGCTGCGCTCGATCACCGACGTCGTCCGCGAACTCGCCCTCGAAGGCCTGACCACCAAGCCCAACCGTCTCAAGGACGGCCGCGTGCGCAACGGCACGCCGATGGACAAGAAGTACATCTCCAAGCTGCTGCGCAATCCGATCTACGTCGGCGAGATCCGCCACAAGGGAACGGTGTTTGCCGGGCAGCACGAGCCGATCATCACCCGCCAACTGTGGGATCGGGTGCAGGGCATCCTGGCCGAGGATGCCTACGAGCGGATGGGCAAGACCCAAACCCGCCACAAGACCGATGCCTTGCTGCGCGGGCTGATGTACGGCCCCGACGGCGGCAAGTACCACATCACTTACAGCAAGAAGCCCTCGGGCAAGAAGTACCGCTACTACATCCCCAAGGCCGACAGCCGCTACGGCTACCGCAGCAGCGCCACCGGCATGATCCCGGCCGACCAGATCGAGGAAGTGGTGGTGAACCTGCTGATCGGCGCGCTGCAGTCGCCCGAGAGCATTCAGGGAGTCTGGAACACCGTGCGCAGCCAGTACCCGGAGATCGACGAACCGACCACCGTGCTGGCCATGCGCCGTCTCGGCGAGGTCTGGAAACAACTGTTCCCCGCCGAGCAAGTGCGTCTGGTCAATCTGCTGATCGAGCGTGTCCAGCTCCTCTCCGACGGCGTCGACATCGTCTGGCGCGAGTCCGGCTGGCGGGAGCTGGCCGGGGAACTGCGTCCTGACAGCATCGGCGGCGAGATGCTGGAGCTGGAGGCACTGTCATGAACCGCTCATCCAAGAAGCTGATCAGCGATGGCAAACCCCACGAGCGCCGCCACCCGCTGGAGGGAGGCGGGGTGCGCATCACCACCTTCGTTCCCTTCCATTTCAAGAAACGGGGCGTCAAGAAGGTGATCGTCGCACCGGAGGGCGTCAGCCAGCCGGTCGCCGTCACCGCGACGCCGGTGCTCACTCCCGAACAGGATCGCCCGCTGCTCAAGGCACTGGGGCGCGGTATCTACTGGCAGCAACTGATCGACAACGGGACGGTGACCAGCGGCACCGAGATCGCCGAGCGCGAAGGCATCCACCGCTCCACGGTGAACGACCTGCTGCGGCTGGCGCTTCTCGCCCCCGACATCGTCCAGGCCGCCTACGAAGGACGGCTGCCCCGGGCGGTGTCGCTGGAGGCCATCCTGCGGGCCAAAGTGCCCTTGGACTGGAATGAGCAACGTCGTTTGATCGCCTCCCTCGGGTAGCGGAGGGGCCGCGCAAAAAATTTTTCCGCTACGCCAAAAGTAGCTGTTGCTACGCCGGATGTAGCGCCTTCCCCGATGAAGGCGTGAACCGGCGTCAACGGCCAGTACAGGACTGGCCACCGGTCGCGCCCCCATCCCTGAACGGGAAAGGAGCACGGCAATGGCCTATGAATTGGCACTGTCAGGCGGCGTCGGTGGCACACCGGACCGCAAATCCGGCGTCGGCTTCAGTTCGACGCCAACTTCTGAATCCACGGCGCTGTCCGAGCGGCGCTTCCTCTCCGAGGCCGAACTCGCCCAACGCTGGGGCATGTCCCCCAAGACACTGACGCGCTGGCGCGGCCTCGGCCGGGGCCCGGTCTTCAACAAGTTCTCGAAGAAGGTGGCCTATCCCCTCGATGGCAAGAACGGCGTGCTCGATTACGAGAAGCGCCACGTCTATGCCTCGACGTCCGAACGTGTGCAGGCGTGAGGAGATGACCATGAACGAACTCACCATCTTCCCCGCCGACATCGCCGCGATGTCCGTCAGCCAACTGGCCGCACTGCCGCCCGCGCAGAAAGCCGAGATCGACAAGAACCTCGATGCGGCCATCGACTGGCTGAAGAAGGCGCGCAACAAGTTCGATGCCGCGCTGGAGCAGTGTTACGGCGAGCAGGCCCGCGCCGCGCTGCGTGAATCCGGCCGCGATTTCGGCACCGCTCACATCAGCGATGGCCCGCTGCACATCAAGTTCGAGCTGCCCAAGAAGGTCAGCTGGAACCAGCAGCAACTGGCCGAAATCGCCGAGCGTATCGTGGCTTCGGGCGAGAAGGTCGAGGGCTACCTCGACATCAAGCTGTCCGTCTCCGAATCCCGCTTCACGAACTGGCCGCCTGCCTTGCAGCAGCAGTTCGCCGCCGCTCGCACCGTGGATTCCGGCAAGCCGTCGTTCCGGCTGGCCCTGGTCTCGGAGGACTGAACCATGAACACCCAACTGATCCCATTCGCCTTCGAAGGCTTGCCCATCCGTGTGACCACGGATGCACAGGGCGATCCCTGGTTTGTCGCGGCCGATGTGTGTGCCGCGCTCCATCTGCCCGATACCCACAAGGCCGTCGCCCGCCTGGACGATGACGAAAAGGGGCGGAATTCAATTCCGACCCCTGGCGGCGAGCAGGACATGACCATCGTCAACGAGCCGGGCTTGTACAGCCTCGTGCTGGGCAGCCGCAAGCCAGAGGCCAAGCGCTTCAAGCGCTGGGTCACGCACGAGGTCTTGCCGGCGATCCGCAAGACGGGCAGCTACGCCGTTCCCGGCGCAGTGGCGGCCTTGCCTGCTCCGACGCACGACCGCGTGTCGGCGATCCTGCTGATCGGCGAGGCCGTGGCGAAAGTGCCGGGGGTCAAGCCGGGCATCGCGGCGGCGGCAACGCTGACCTGCATCCAGGAGAACACCGGCATCAGCACCGAGGTGCTGCGCCGCGCGCTGCCGTCGGCCAACGCGCCGGTCTGCGCGCTCAACGCGACCCAGCTCGGCAAGTTGCTGAACCGCTCGGCCAAGGCCACGAACCAGTTGCTGGCGTCCAGCGGATTCCAGTTCCGCAACGACCGCGACGAATGGGAACTGACCAAGGCCGGTGAAGCCTGGGCCGAGGCCATGCCGTACTCGCGCAACGGGCACAGCGGCTACCAGATCCTGTGGAATCCAGCGGTCGCCGAGCAGTTGAAGGAGGTGGCGTGATGGCACTTCCCATCGTCACCGCCGACCAGCGACTGGCCGAGAAGCGCGGCGTCAAGGGCGTGCTGATCGGCAAGGCCGGCATCGGCAAGACCTCGCAACTGTGGACGCTCGATGTCGCGTCCACCCTGTTCTTCGATCTGGAGGCCGGCGATCTGGCCGTCGAGGGCTGGGCCGGCGACACGATCCGGCCGCGCACCTGGGCCGAGTGCCGCGACTTCGCCGTGTTCATCGGCGGACCGAACCCGGCGCTGCGCGACGACCAGCCGTACAGCCAGGCGCATTTTGAGGCCGTCTGCGCCCGCTACGGTGATCCGACCCAGCTCGCCAAGTACCAGACCCTGTTCGTCGATTCGATCACGGTCGCCGGCCGGCTTTGTCTGCAGTGGTGCAAGGGCCAGCCGCAGGCCTACTCGGAGAAAACCGGCAAGCCGGACAGCCGGGGCGCTTACGGCCTGATGGGTCAGGAGATGATCGCCTGGCTCACCCACCTGCAGCACACGCGCGGCATGAACGTGTGGTTCGTCGGCATCCTCGAGGAGAAGCTCGACGACTACAACCGCCGCATCCAGCAGTTGCAGATCGACGGCGCCAAGACCGGCCTCGAACTGCCCGGCATCGTCGACGAGGTGATCACGCTCGCCGAACTGAAGGCCGACGACGGCTCGAGCTACCGCGCCTTCGTCTGCCACACGCTGAACGCGTGGGGTTTCCCCGCCAAGGACCGCTCCGGCCGCCTCGACGCGATCGAGGAGCCGCACCTCGGCCGCCTGATGCAGAAGATTGCCGGCCCCGCCCGCCCCGCGCCCGAGCGGCTCGACTTCACGCGCCCGGCCGCCGCCCCTCAAACCACCGAATGCTGAGCAGGAGTAAACCATGACCACCTGGAACGATTTCAACGACGCCGAACAGCAGCACGACTTCGACCTCATCCCCAAGGGCACCGTCGCCCGCTTGCGCATGACCATCAAGCCGGGCGGCTACGACGACCCAAGCCAAGGCTGGACCGGAGGTTACGCCACCCAGAGCTTCGACACCGGCTCGGTCTATCTCGCCTGCGAGTTCGTCGTGCTGGAGGGCGAGTACGCGAAACGCAAACTGTGGAGCAACGTCGGCCTCTACAGCCCCAAGGGGCCGACCTGGGGTCAGATGGGCCGCAGCTTCGTCCGCGCTGCGCTCAATTCGGCGCGCAACGTCCACCCGCAGGACATGAGCCCGCAGGCGGCGGCCGCCCGTCGCATCCAGGGTCTCCACGAGCTCGACGGCCTCGAATTCGTCGGCCGCATCGATGTGGAGAAGGACGCCAAGGGCGAGCTGCGCAATGTGGTCAAGCTCGCGGTCGAGCCGGGCACGCCCGAGTACGCGCAGGCGATGGGGCAAGCGAGCCGGCCGCCCCAGCCAACAGCGGGCACGGCCGCACGTCCCGCGCCTGCGGCCCAGCACCGCGCCGCGCCCGTCACCGGCAAGCCCGCCTGGGCGCAGTAAGGGAGGAGACGACGTGGATGAAGTGCTGGATCTGCAAGCGACAGGCGCGCGGGTACGGCTTCACGGACGGCCGCTACGAGGCGGCCGATCCGCGACGCTATCCGATGGACTGGGTGTTTTGCTCGCGCCGTTGCCAGGACGCGTTCGCCGCGATGTACGGCAACTGGCGGGACGGCCGCAAGGGAGGGCTGGCGATGAGCGTGTCTGACATTGAACAGGGCGCGCGGCGCGCCTGCCTCAAGGCCTTCGGCGCGGCGGCCGGCCACATCGGTTTCGACAAGCCCTTGGGCGCCTACTCGGAAGCCGAGGCGCTCGCCGTGATCGACGCCATCGTCACCCGCTACAGCGAGGCGATGGTCGAGCACCACGAGGCGAGCAAGTACCCGCCGGTGCGCGGCCTCGAGAACCCGGTGAGCGATCCGCTCGCCGATTTTGACGACGACATTCCATTTTAGCGAGGGATGCGATGCTGGATTTCAATTCAAGTTCGTCCCTCTCCGGGCGGCTTACCGCGCTGGTCGATCTGGGCATGCAGCGGACACGCGCCACGCAACCCAGACGCGCCTACCTGGGCGCCTCGCGTCTCGGCGCCAGTTGCGAGCGCGCGCTGCAATACGAGTACGCCGACGCGCCGGTCGACACGGGTCGCGAGATCGGCGGCCGGATGCTGCGCATCTTCGAACGCGGCCACGTCATCGAGGACTGCATGGCGGGCTGGTTGCTGGAGGCGGGTTTCGAACTTCGCACACGCCGGGACGACGGCGAGCAGTTCGGCTTCGCGGCGGCGGACGGCCGCCTGCAGGGCCACATCGACGGCGTCATCGTCGGTGGCCCGGAGGGCTTCGCCTATCCCGCGCTGTGGGAGTGCAAAGCCTTGAGCCACAAGTCCTGGAACGACCTGGAGAAAAAGGGCTTGGCCACGTCCAAGCCCATCTATGCCGCGCAAGTGGCGCTCTACCAAGCCTATCTCGAATTGCACGAGCACCCGGCGCTGTTCACTGCAGTGAACGCCGACACGATGGAGATCTACGCCGAACTCGTGCCCTTTGACGCAGCGCTCGCTCAGCGCATGTCGGATCGGGCGGTGAAGGTCATCACGGCGACCGAAGCCGGCGAGCTGCTGCCGCGCGCCTTCCATGACCCGACCCACTTCGAATGCCGGATGTGCGCGTGGCAAGACCGCTGCTGGAGGGTAACACCATGAAGCATTTCCACCCGCAGCCTCCGGCGGCGGAACCGATGGTGGACGCCCGCCAGGCCGCCAGTCTGCTGAATCTGCCTGCGTACTACTTCACCAAGCCTCGGTGCCGCGCCTCGAAGCGCATCCCGCACTACCGGGTCGGCCGGATGGTTCGTTTCCGCATGTCGGAGCTCATCGCATGGGCAGCCACGCTGGGAGGCGCTCATGAGTGACTACCGTGTCCGTATCTCGGTGCGCAATGCCCGGTTGCTGCGCGCCATCGAACAGGCGGGCCACCGGCCGGGGGCTCAGTTCGCCAATGCAGTTGGCATCAGCTACAGCGGGGCGCTGCTGCCCTACCTCAATCTCACGCGCTCACCGCTGACGCCGGATGGCCTGCTGCGGGAATGCGCCTGGGCCTTGTGCGACTTCCTGCAAGCATCCCCTTCCGATCTGTGGTCGGACGCCCAGCTCCAGCCGCTGCAGCAGAACTATTCCAGCGTCGATCTGGACGCGGACAGCGTGCAATCGCTGGTCAGCGGCACATATACCGTAGACGACCCGCTGCGGCTGGCCAGCCACGCGCAGGCAGGCCGCATTCTTCAGAGCGCCATCGACTCGCTGACACCGCGTGAGGCCCGCGTGATCCGCGAACGGTTCTTTGCCGATGCCTCGCTTGACGAGGTTGCCGAAAAGATGGCGGTCACACGCGAGCGTGTCCGCCAGATCGAGGTCAAGGCCATGCGCAAGCTGCGCCACGAATCGCGCATCCCGCGTGATCTGGCCGGCATCGCTGACGTGATCGGAGGAGCTGCGGATGCTTGACTTCAACGACGCGCAAACGCCCCCTCCTCAAGACCTCGGCGCCGAACGCGAAGCGATCCGCGCCGAGCTGCTGGTGCGCCTGGAATCTGTGCTGTTCACGCTGTTTCCGGCCGGCAAGAAGCGCCGAGGGCGTTTCCTGATCGGCGACATCCTCGGCAGTCCCGGCGACAGCCTCGAAGTCGTGCTCAATGGCGACAAGGCCGGTCTGTGGACAGATCGCGCCACTGGCGATGGCGGCGACATCTATGCACTGATCGCCGCGCACCTCGGTATCGACGTACTGAGCGACTTTCCTCGGGTGCTCGACGCGGCCGCCGATCTGCTCGGACGCTCGCGCTCTGTACCGCTGCGCAAGTCCCGCAAAAAGGAAGTGCCCGTCGATGAGCTGGGGCCGGCCACGGCGAAGTGGGACTACCTCGATGCCGAGGGCCATCTCATCGCCGTCGTCTATCGCTACGACCCGCCTGGGCAGAAGAAACAGTTTCGGCCCTGGGATGCGAAGCGGCGCAAGATGGCCCCGCCCGAGCCGCGCCCGCTGTACAACCAGCCGGGGCTGAAGGACGCCGCGCAGGTGGTGTTGGTCGAGGGCGAGAAGTGCGCGCAGGCGCTGATCGACGCTGGCATCAATGCCACCACTGCCATGCACGGCGCCAACGCGCCGGTCGACAAGACCGACTGGTCGCCGCTGTCCGGCAAGGCAGTTCTGATTTGGCCCGACCGTGACAAGCCGGGCTGGGAGTACGCCACGCAGGCGGCACAGGCGCTGCTGTCGACTGGCGCCAAGTCCTGCCACATCTTGTACCCGCCCGAAGAAGCCGCCGAGGGCTGGGACGCGTTTGATGCCATCGCCGAGGGCTTCGACGTCGCCACCTTCCTCACTCACGGCCCGCGCCTGCAAATGCACGACGTCGCCGATGACGTTGATCCAGTCGTCAGCAGCGACGAGTCGGTGTGGGGCACCGAGGACGCGCTGGCGCTGTCCTTCACGCGGCGCTACCACCGCGACTGGCGCTACGTCGCCGCGTGGGGCCGCTGGCTGGTATGGGACGGACAACGCTGGCGCGCCGAGGACACGCTGGCGGCGACCGACCTGATCCGCAGCGTCTGCCGCCAGGCGGCCGTGCGCGCCGACAACCCCAAGGTCGCCGCCAAATTGGCCAGCTCCGGCACGGTCGGCGGCGTCGAGCGGCTGGCGCGCGCAGACCGCCGGCACGCGGCGACCACCGACGAGTGGGACGCCGATCCCTGGCTGCTCAACACGCCGGGCGGCGTGGTCGATCTCAGGACAGGCCGGATACGCCCGCACGAGCGCGCCGACCGGATGACCAAGATCACCACGGCCACGCCGGCGGGCGAATGTCCGCGATGGACGTCCTTCCTGTCCGACATCACCGGTGGCGACGCCGAGTTGCAGTCCTACCTGCAACGAATGGTCGGCTACTGCCTGACCGGCGTGACCAGTGCGCACGCGCTGTTCTTCCTGTACGGCACCGGCGCCAACGGCAAGAGCGTGTTCGCCAACGTGGTCGCTACCCTCCTCGGCGACTACGCCTCCACCGCGCCGATGGACACCTTCGTCGAGACGCGCGGCGACCGCCATCCGACCGATCTCGCCGGACTGCGCGGCGCCCGCTTCGTGACGGCCATCGAAACCGAACAGGGACGGCGTTGGAACGAGTCCAAGGTCAAGGCGATCACCGGCGGCGACAAGATCTCCGCGCGCTTCATGCGCCAGGACTTCTTCGAGTACGTGCCGCAGTTCAAGCCGGTGATCGTCGGCAACCACAAGCCCGCCATCCGCAACATCGACGAAGCGATGAAGCGGCGCATGCACCTCGTCCCGTTCACGGTGACCATCCCGCCCGAGAAGCGCGACGGCCGACTGACCGAGAAGCTGCTCGCCGAACGCGACGGCATCCTTGCCTGGGCCGTCGCCGGTTGTCTCGAATGGAGGCGCGAGGGCTTGAAGCCGCCCGCCTGTGTCGTATCGGCGACGGAGGAGTACTTCGAAGCCGAGGACGCGCTCGGGCAGTGGATCGATGAGCGCTGTCTGCTCGCCAACAGCCACCGCGAAGGCGTGTCCGAACTGTTCGCCGACTGGCGCGAATGGGCCGAACGGGCCGGCGAATACGTGGGCTCGGTCAAGCGCTTCTCCGAGCTGATGGCGGCGCGCAAGTTCGAGAAATGCCGGCTGACCGGGGGCGCCCGCGGCATCGCGGGGATCGCCCTGCGCCCCAAGCCGTACAGCCACGCCTACCCCTATCGGGACGACTGAGCCAACCCAATGAACACAGGGGCGAGTGACGGATTTGACAGGTCTGCTGGTTTACCTCTCACGCGTGCGCGCACGCGCACATCATGGAGAGTTTCCGGCAAACCCGTCACATCCGTCACTCACCCACCGGAAATGGAGCAATGACGATGACCACGACCATCCTTGCCCTCGATCTGGGCACCACCACCGGCTGGGCGCTGCGCGACAACGACGGCCATATCACGAGCGGCACCGAGCATTTCAAGCCGCAGCGCTTCGAAGGCGGCGGAATGCGCTTCCTGCGCTTCAAACGCTGGCTCAGCGAGATCAAGCAGTCCTGCGACGGCATCGACTGCCTGCACTTCGAGGAAGTGCGCCGCCACGCATCAACCGACGCCGCACACGCCTACGGCGGCTTTCTGGCCACGCTCACCGCTTGGTGCGAGCACCACGGCATCCCCTACCAGGGCGTGCCGGTCGGCACGATCAAGAAGCACGTCACCGGCAAGGGTAATGCAGGCAAGGACGAGGTGATCGCGGCGATCCGCGCGCGCGGCCATGCCCCGGCCGACGACAACGAAGCCGACGCACTGGCGCTGCTGGCCTGGGCCATCGACACGCAGGAGGTGTGACATGGACATCCCGAGCAACCGTTACCGCTGCCCGCTGGGCAGACTGCAACCGCAGCACACCGATCTGGAGGCGCTCAAGGAACGCGGCTGGCGCGAGCAGGGCCTGCTGGTCGTGGCGCAGGACGACGAACGACTGGACTGGATGGAGCGGCAACTGCTGAAGAACATCGGCGAGCGGTTGTACGGCACTCCCCGTCAGGGAGGTCGTCATGGCTGAATGGACCAACGACGACGTCGCCAAACGCTTCGAGGAGGCGGCCAACACGGGCCGCCGCCTGCCGCCCGTTCGCGTCCAGGGCTACTTCAACACCTGGCCGGCCTTCGCGCGCAGGGAGTGGGAGGCGTTCGCCGCCGACGAGAAGGTGTACCGTCCGTTTCCGCCCAGCCCCGAGGCCATCGAGCGCATGCTGGAGACGATGCGCTGGGTGCAATGGCTCGAAGTCGAGCAGCGCCACCTGGTGTGGATGCGGGCCAAGCACTACGGCTGGCGGGAGATCTGCATTCGCTTCGCCTGCGACCGGACCACGGCGTGGCGGCGCTGGCAGCGCGCCTTGCAGACCGTAACCGACCACCTGAACGGATGCGTGGTCGCAGTGTAGTCTTTGAACGCGAATAGGCGCGAACAAGCTGCCATGTGCTGCCATCAGCTACCAAGAGCGGTTTTTGCCCCTGCAACAAAGCGGCCCGTTCTGGGGTAGTATTTCAGCTATCTTCTGGACAGCGGTGTAGGCAGCGAGGACGGCACGAGGCAAAAGGGGTCCTTCCTGGCCGAATCGCCATGCGGGGGGCGCGAGCGCGGCGCTTTTTTAGCGTCAGGCCGCAAAAACAGGTTACCACCCGGCCAGGTTACCGGCCCCGGTTACCACCCCGAACGCAGTTACCACTCACCAGAATCGTCATTCAACCAACCCGCCCGGCGGCAACGCTCGGCGGGTTTTGCTTTTGGGACTTCCACTTTGAACACGCTCAACGTCGAGTACCGCAAGGTCGAGGCGCTGATTCCCTACGCCCGCAATCCGCGCACGCACGCCGAGAGCCAGATCGCCAAGATCGCGGCCAGCATCGTCGAGTACGGTTGGACGAATCCGATCCTGGTCGACGGCGACAACGGCATCATCGCCGGGCACGGGCGTTTGGCCGCTGCGCGCAAGCTCGGCCTGGATCAGGTGCCGGTGATCGAACTTGCGCACCTGACCCCGGCGCAGAAGCGCGCGCTCGTCATCGCCGATAACCGGCTGGCGCTGGATGCGGGCTGGGACGAGGAGCTGCTGGCGCTGGAACTGGCCGAGCTTTCCGAGGCCGGGTACGAGCTGGCGCTGACCGGCTTCGAGCGGTTCGAGATCGACGCGCTGCTGGCCGATGCCGCCATTGCCGATGAGCCAGAGCAGCAGGATGCGGAAGCTGATGACGAGCCCGACGCCGACGATGACGTGCCGGGTACGCCGGTGGTGCCGGTGTCGCGCCCGGGCGACGTCTGGCAGCTCGGGGCACACCGCTTGATCTGCGGCGACGCCGCCGACCCGAGCGTGATCGCCGCGCTGATGCAAGGCGACAGCGCGCGGCTGTGCTTCACTTCGCCGCCCTACGACAACCAGCGCGACTACACCTCGGGCGGGATCAAAGATTGGGATGGCCTGATGCGCGGCGTGTTCGCGCACCTGCCGATGGCCGACGACGGTCAGGTGCTGGTCAACCTGGGCCTGATCCACCGCGACAACGAGGTGATCCCGTATTGGGACGCGTGGCTCGGCTGGATGCGCCAGCAGGGGTGGCGGCGCTTTGCGTGGTACGTGTGGGACCAGGGGCCAGGCATGCCCGGCGACTGGGCGGGCCGCTTCGCGCCGAGCTTCGAGTTCGTCTTCCACTTCAACCGGCAGAGCCGCAAGCCGAACAAGATCGTCCCCTGCAAGCACGCAGGCCAGGAATCCCACCTGCGCGCTGACGGGTCGTCCACCGCGATGCGCGGTAAGGATGGCGAGGTGGGCGGTTGGACGCACAAGGGGCTGCCCACGCAAGACAACCGCATCCCCGACTCGGTGATCCGCGTGATGCGCCACAAGGGCAAGATCGGTCAGGACATCGATCACCCGGCCGTGTTCCCGGTGGCCCTGCCGGAGTTCGTCATCGAGGCCTACACGGACGCGGGCGACATCGTGTTCGAACCCTTCGGCGGCAGCGGCACGACGATGCTGGCCGCCGAGCGCACCGGTCGCATCTGCCGTACGGTGGAGATCGCGCCCGAGTACGTGGATGTGGCGATCAAGCGCTTCCAGCAGAACCACCCTGGTGTGCCGGTCACGCTGCTGGCAACGAGCCAGTTCTTCGAGCAGGTCGCCGCCGAGCGCGCCACCACCCCTGATGCCGAGGTGGCCGCATGACAAAACGACAGGACTGGCGTTTTGCACGCCCGCAGGGCGCCCGTCAGGGTGGCGCACAGGGATGTGCGCCATGAACTGGCTGGCCGACAAGATCGAACAGTGGCCGACCGCCAAGTTGCTGCCCTACGCACGCAACGCGCGCACCCATTCCGAGGAGCAGGTGGCGCAGATCGCCGCCAGCATCGCGGAGTTCGGATTCACCAATCCGATCCTGGCGGGCAGCGACGGCATCATCGTCGCTGGCCACGGACGTCTCGCCGCCGCCCAGAAGCTCGGGCTGGAGCGCGTGCCGGTGGTCGTGCTCGATCACCTGACGCCGACCCAGCGCCGGGCGCTCGTCATCGCGGACAACCGCATCGCCGAGAACGCAGGCTGGGATGAGGCGATGCTGCGGATCGAACTGGAAGCCTTGCAGCTCGAAGGCTTCGATCTGGACATCACCGGCTTCGACGCCGACGCGCTGGCCGAACTGATTGCGGGCGACGAGCCGGATAACGAGGGTCAGACAGACGAGGATGCGGTGCCCGAGGTCGGCGAGACGCCCATCTCGCGTCCGGGCGATGTCTGGATCATGGGCCAGCACCGCCTGCTGTGCGGCGACTCGACCGTGGTCGAGAGCTACGAGCGGTTGATGCAGGGCGACCTGGCGGACATGGTCTTCACCGACCCGCCGTACAATGTGAACTACGGGAGCAGCCCGAAGGACAAGCTGCGCGGCAAGGATCGCGCGATTCTGAACGACAACCTGGGGGATGGCTTCTACGACTTCCTGCTGGCGGCGCTGACGCCTACCGTGGCGCATAGCCGTGGCGGCATCTACGTGGCGATGTCCTCCAGCGAACTCGATGTGCTGCAGGCCGCCTTTCGCGCCGCTGGCGGTCACTGGTCGACCTTCATCATCTGGGCGAAGAACACCTTCACGCTGGGTCGTTCCGACTACCAACGCCAGTACGAACCGATTCTGTACGGATGGCCCGAGGGAGCGCATCGGCACTGGTGTGGCGACCGCGACCAAGGCGACGTGTGGAGCATCAAGAAGCCGCAGAAGAACGACCTGCACCCGACGATGAAGCCGGTGGAGTTGGTCGAGCGAGCCATCCGCAATTCGAGTCGCCCGGGTAACGTGGTACTCGATCCGTTCGGTGGTTCTGGCACAACGTTGATCGCCGCCGAGAAGTCAGGCCGCATCGCGCGGCTGATCGAACTCGATCCGAAGTACGTCGATGTGATCGTGCGCCGGTGGGAGGAGTTCACCGGGAAGCGGGCCACCCGCGAAGCGGATGGCGCGGTGCTTGATCAGGCGGCCAGCGAGTCCTCGACGATCTCGCAGTGAATCACGAAGCCCGTCAGGTAAGGCAGGCCGCGCGGGATGCCATAGTCTTTGCTGGTCTGGCGGCCAATCGTCCAGCCCATCCAGCGTTGGGTGGCTGCGTTGATCGCCTCCTGCAAGGCTTGGCCTTGGTACAACCCGTTCTGAACGTCGTCCGCAAAGTGGCGGCCGTGGCGGCTGTCGAGGAAGGCCCGAACCGATTCGAGGGGCTGGCCGGTGGCGTCCGAGATGGCGGCCATTGCCAGGGCCCATGCAGCGCTGGCGTGTTCGTTCATCGTGCCCCAAAAGCCCCAGGCCTCGTTCTGGGTGGCGGGGATCTGCGTGGTGGTGTTCATCTCTGGCTCCTTCGGGTTGATCGTTGCGACACCCGTAGTAACGCGCTGTTCGATTGAGAAGCCAAGCGCCGCTTGGCCTCTTTCTCGATCTTTCTGATCAGGCAATGCGGTAGACCCGCTCGCCGCCCTGCGGCTTGTCCGACACGATGGTCAGGCCCAGCTTCTTCTTGAACGCCCCGGCGAAGGTGCCGCGCACCGTGTGCGCCTGCCAGCCGGTGGCGGCGCAAATCTGGCCAATGGTCGCGCCCTCGGGGCGTTGCAGCATCCGGATCACTTCGGCTTGCTTGCTGTTGTCGCGCGTGCGCGGCTTGGCCTTTGTCGGCGCTTGCGTCCACGTCGCTTCGGCGGCGGCAACAGCCTGCTCCAGTTCGGCATCGACTTCCGGCGTCGGCTGCGGGATCGTGGGGCGCTTCATTCCCAAGGCGTCGTAGCCCTCGGCGGCGACACACCACCCGTCGCCGTCGGGCGTGATCAGGGCGCGGTTGAACATCCCGTCGAGCACCTTCTTGCGTGCGCCGCCTTTGATGTTGTCGGGGAACCAGTCGATCTTGCCGGCGGTGTGGTTGATGGCGTATGCCAGGATGGCGTGTTGCGCCGGGGTGAGTTGGACGGTGGTCATTTGCTGCTCCTTCTGGGTGGTGATGACGATGTGATGAACGCGCTGTTCAAGAGTGAAGCCAAGCGATTTCTGCTTGGCTTCGTCGGTTTCCGATCAGTCCTTGGCGATTTCCGCGTCCTTGGCCTTCGGGTTCGATGCGGCAAATTCGACGCCGGCCTGGAAGGCTGCTTCCAACGCGTCCTTGAGGCACCACACTGCCGTGTCGTGGAAGTCCAGGCTGTCGGCGTGGCGGGTTTGCAGGGTGTCGATGCCCAGATGCTTCTGGGCGATGAGGGTGAGGATGGTGTCGATCTGGCTCATGGCGTGTTCCTCTCGAGGGATGGTTGGCGTGACGTGATGAACGCGCTGTTCGCCGGTGAAGCCAAGCTCGAAACGCAGGAATGACGAACAAATGATTGAAGAAGGTGACGATGGGACTCTCGATTCGCGCCTACGCGCGCCACCGTGGCGTGTCGCACGTGGCCGTGAAGAAGGCCATCGACACCGGGCGCATCACGCCGCTTCCCGACGGCACCATTGATCCGCAGGCGGCCGACGCGCAGTGGGCACAAAACACATTGCAGCCGCGCAGGGCCGCAGCAGCCGACAAGGCGCCTGCAACGAAAGTGCGTGTAGAACCGGCGACGCCACCGCCTCCTCGTGAAACGCCGGAGGTCGCTACGCCGCCGCTATCGGCGGGCGGCACCTCACTGCTGCAGGCACGCACCGTCAACGAGGTGCTCAAGGCCCAGCTCAACAAGGTGGAGCTGGCCCACCGAAAAAGGGAACTGGTCGACCGGGCGCAGGCGGTCGCGCACGTGTTCAAGCTGGCGCGCATCGAGCGCGACGCCTGGCTCAACTGGCCGGCGCGCGTGTCCGGGCAGATGGCATCCACGCTCGGCGTCGACCCGCACACGATGCACGTGGCGCTGGAGGCCGCCGTGCGTGAGCACCTGATCGAGTTGGGCGAGCTGCGCCCGCGGGTGGATTGACAATGGATGACTACGAAGGCGCCGACGAGATTGAACGCGCGTGGCGCGACGGGCTGACGCCCGATCCGCTGCTCACCGTGTCCGAATGGGCGGATCGGCACCGGATGCTCTCCAGCAAGGCCTCTGCCGAGCCCGGGCGCTGGCGTACCAGCCGCACGCCGTACCTCAAGGCCATCATGGACTGCCTGTCGCCGACCTCGCCGGTCGAGCGTGTGGTGTTCATGAAGGCCGCGCAGCTTGGCGCGACCGAAATGGGATCGAACTGGATCGGCTATGTGATCCACCACGCACCCGGGCCGATGATGGCGGTATGGCCGACGGTGGAGATGGCCAAGCGCAACTCCAAGCAGCGGATCGACCCGCTGATCGAGGAATCGTCCGCCTTGGCCGAACTGATCGCCCCGGCGCGCTCGCGCGACTCAGGCAACACCATTCTGGCCAAGGAGTTCCGGGGCGGCGTGCTGGTGATGACGGGGGCCAACAGCGCGGTGGGCCTGCGCTCGATGCCGGTGCGGTATCTGTTTCTCGACGAGGTTGACGGGTATCCGCTGGACGTCGAGGGTGAAGGCGATGCGATCTCGCTGGCCGAGGCGCGCACGCGCACCTTTGCGCGGCGCAAGATCTTCATCGTCTCGACGCCGACGATTTCGGGGGCATCGGCCATTGAGCGCGAGTACGAGGCCAGCGACCAACGTCGCTACTTCGTGCCGTGTCCGCATTGCTCACACCGGCAGTGGCTGCGTTTCGAGCAGCTGCGTTGGGATAAAGGGCAACCGGAAACCGCCGCCTACATCTGCGAGTCGTGTGACACGGCTATCCCTGAGCATCACAAAACGTGGATGCTGGAGCACGGCGAGTGGCGCGCGATGGCCCCGGAGAACGGCGCCAAGACGGCGGGTTTTCACCTGTCCTCGCTGTACAGCCCGGTGGGCTGGCGTTCGTGGCGCGAGATCGCCGCTGCGTGGGAGAGCGCGGTCAACAAGGAATCAGGATCGGCCGCCGCCATCAAGACCTTCAAGAACACCGAACTGGGCGAGACCTGGGTCGAGGAAGGTGAAGCACCCGACTGGCAACGGCTGGTCGAGCGCCGTGAGGATTACCGCATTGGCAGTGTGCCGCTGGGCGGTCTGCTGCTGGTTGGCGGCGCGGACGTGCAGAAAGATCGCATCGAAGCGTCGGTCTGGGCCTTTGGGCGCGGCAAGGAGTCGTGGCTGGTCGAGCACCGCGTGCTGATGGGTGACACCGCCCGCGACGCGGTGTGGAAGCGCCTTGCTGAAATGCTGGCCGAAACCTGGACGCATGCCTCGGGCGCATCGATGCCGCTGGCCCGCTTTGCACTGGATACCGGGTTTGCAACGCAGGAGGCCTACGCCTTCGTGCGGGCTTGCCGCGATTCGCGTGTGATGGCGGTCAAGGGTGTGGCTCGTGGTGCAGCCCTGATCGGCACGCCGACCGCCATCGATGTCTCGCAGGGTGGCAAGAAGCTGCGCCGGGGCATCAAGGTGTACTCGGTGGCGGTCAGCATCGCCAAGCTGGAGTTCTACAACAACCTGCGCAAGAGCGCGGAGGTGGCCGAGGACGGCGTGACGGTGACCTACCCGGCCGGCTTCGTCCACCTGCCCAAGATCGACGCTGAGTTCATCCAGCAACTCTGCGCGGAACAACTGATTACCCGCCGCGACCGCAACGGCTTCCCGGTGCGTGAGTGGCAAAAGATGCGTGAGCGCAATGAGGCGCTCGACTGCTACGTCTACGCCCGTGCGGCTGCATCGGCGGCGGGTCTGGATCGCTTCGAGGAACGTCACTGGCGGGAACTGGAGCGACAACTGGGGCTGGCCGGTCCGCCAGCCCTTGAAACACCTACTGAATCGATCAACGAGGCCACCCAACGCGGTGGCCTCGCTGTTTCTGGCAATCGCAACACCGGTCGGCGCGTGATCAAAAGCCGCTGGCTGTCCTGACACCTCAAGGAGAAAACATGTCCCTCGCCACTCGCATCGAAAGCCTGGTCATCCGCGTCGCGCAGGAGTTCAACGACGTCCGCGCCAAGGCGGGCAACCTGGCCAACCTCACCACGACTGACAAGTCGAATCTCGTGGCGGCCATCAATGAACTGCAGGCTGCCGTTGCCGCATCCAGCGCCATCGATGACGCACAGATCAGCACGAGCACCACCTATTCCTCGAGCAAGATCGTCACGCTGCTCGACGCGCTCAAAGCCGAGATTCTGGGCGGCGCCGATGCCGCCTACGACACGCTGGTGGAAATCCAGCAACTGCTGCAAAACGGCACCAGCGGTCTGGATGCGCTGCTCGCCGCCGTGAACAACCGCGTGCGCTTCGATGCGGCGCAGTCGCTGACCGTGGCCGAGCAACTTCAGGCTCGCAGCAACATCGGCGCTGTCGCCGCCAGCGACGTTGGCAACACCGACACAGACTTCGTCGCCGTGTTCGAAGGCGCACTGGTCTGATGAGCCTTGCGTCGCGCATCAGTGCGCTGGCCAGCCGTGTCGGACTCGAGGTCAAGACCAAGATCGACGCCACCCACCCAGGCCTCGCCCGGGCGTGGGTGTGCTTCGGCTACGTCGGCAACCAGATCGTCGTGCGGTCGTCGCACAACGTGGCCAGCGTGACCCGGACGGCAACGGGCCGCTACCGCGTCACTTTCGCCACCGCCATGCCAGACGCCAACTACTGCTGGACGGCGCTTGCCCGCAGCAGCACCAACAGCGGCACGCAGCGCATTGCCATCGTGCGATCCAGCACCGACCAGAAGACCGCCCAGTTCGTCGACATCAGTTGCGCGACGACCTCAGCGTCGTTTTCCGATTCCTCCGAAATCAACCTCACGGTGTACCGCTGATGGCCTACACACAAGCACACCTCGACGCACTGGAAGCGGCGCTGGTCAAGGGCGAAAAGCGCGTGATCTTTGGCGACAAGACCGTCGAGTACCGCAGCGTCGATGAACTCCAGGCCGCCATTGCGGCGGTCAAGCGCGACCTCTTCGAGCAGGCCGTGGACACCGGGCTGTGGCCTGGCGCGCCACGCCAGATCCGGGTCACCACCGGCAAAGGGTTCTGAACATGGCGTGGTATTCTAAAATCCGCAGCCTGTTCGGCCCGTCACCTGTTCACGAAGCAGCCGGACGCGGGCGGCGAGCCCTTGCGTGGATGCCTGGGAATCCGGGCGCCGTGGCCGCCATGCTGGCGACCTCCCACGAGCTGCGTGTGAAATCGCGTGACCTGGTGCGCCGCAACGCCTGGGCCAACGCCGGAATCGAAGCCTTCGTGTCCAACGCAGTCGGCACTGGCATCAAGCCGCAGTCGATGGCCAAGGACGAAACCTTCCGCGCTGACGTGCAAGCGCTGTGGCGCGACTGGACCGAGCAGGCTGACGCCAGCGGGCAGACCGATTTCTACGGCTTGCAGGCGCTGGCTGCCCGGGCGATGTGCGAAGGAGGCGAATGTCTGATCCGGTTACGCCACCGTCGCCCCGAGGATGACCTGGTCGTTCCGCTGCAACTGCAGTTGCTCGAGGCCGAACACCTGCCGCTGAATCTCAACACTGAACTGCCGTCAGGCAATGTCGTTCGCTCCGGCATTGAGTTCGATTCGATGGGGCGGCGGGTGGCGTATCACCTGTACCGCTCGCATCCGGAGGACGACCGGCTTTCCCCGATGTCCGGACAAGGCGGCCAGGACACGGTGCGCGTGCCGGCGGCCGAGATCATGCACCTGTACCGCGTGCTGCGCCCCGGACAGATCCGGGGCGAGCCGTGGCTGGCGCGCGCCCTGGTGAAACTCAACGAACTCGACCAGTACGACGACGCCGAGCTCGTGCGCAAGAAAACCGCCGCGATGTTCGCCGGCTTCATCACGCGCCTGTCTCCCGAGGACAACCTGCTGGGTGAAGGCGTGGCCAACGATGCAGGCATCGCGCTGGCGGGAATGGAGCCCGGGACGCTGCAAATCCTGGAACCCGGCGAGGACGTGAAGTTCTCCGATCCCGCCGACGTGGGTGGCAGCTACGGCGAATTTCTGCGCGCGCAGTTTCGCGCGGTCGCCGCTGCCATTGGCGTGACCTACGAGCAGCTGACCGGTGATCTTTCCGGCGTCAATTACTCCTCGATCCGCGCCGGAATGCTGGAGTTCCGCCGTCGCACCGAAGCTATTCAGCATGGCGTTCTGGTGCATCAGCTGTGTCGCCCGGTCTGGAATGCCTGGCTCGATCAAGCAGTGCTGTCCGGCAGCCTCACGGCGCCAGGCTATGCCAGACATCGGCGTGACTACATCGCCTGCAAATGGATTCCGCAGGGCTGGCAATGGGTCGATCCCGAGAAGGAATTCAAGGCGATGCTGCTGGCGATCCGCGCGGGCTTGATGTCGCGCTCGGAAGCCATCTCGGCGTTCGGTTACGACGCCGAGGACGTTGACCGCGAGATCGCCTTGGATAACCAGCGAGCCGATGAACTTGGCCTGATCTTCGACTCCGATCCGCGCCGCACCTCCAAGGATGGCGGCAGCGCCGAACCCAACTCACAGGCGACCGACAGCAATCCGTCGCCCCCCTGAAGGTTTTTCGATGACCCTGCTACCGCATATGGCGGCGCGTATCTTTGGCGCGCCGCTGCTGATTCATCGCCCGAAACTCGAGGTGATCCTCGCCGTACTGGGGCCACGCATCGGGTTGACGGATAACGGCACGCCACTTCCTTCACCTGCTACGCGCAGTCCACCCGCACCGGATGCGGGCATCGCCGTCCTGCCGATCTATGGCACGCTGGTGCGGCGAACAGTGGGGCTGGATGCCGCCTCTGGCCTGACCAGCTATCAGGACATTGCCCGTCAGCTCGACAGCGCCATCGCTGATCCGTCGGTGGCGGCCATCGTGCTCGACATCGATAGCCCGGGCGGTGAGTCCGGTGGTGTGTTCGATCTCGCCGACCGCGTGCGTGCTGCCGCGCAGATCAAACCGGTCTGGGCGCTGGCCAATGACATGGCGTACTCGGCGGCCTACGCCATCGGGTCGGCGGCGAGCCGCTTCTTTGTCACCCGCACCGGCGGCGTCGGCTCGATTGGCGTCATTGCCATGCACGCCGATCACTCGGTGAAGGACGCCAAGGACGGCGTCCGCTACACCACAGTCTTTGCCGGAGCGCGCAAGAACGACCTCAACCCGCACGAGCCGATCTCCGACGAGGCCCACGCCGTCCTCAAGGCCGAGGTGGATCGCGTCTATGACCTGTTCGTCGAGACGGTCGCGCGCCATCGCGGCATCGACGCGGACGCCGTTCGCGCCACCGAAGCGGGCCTGTTCTTCGGCTCGAACGCCGTCGCCGCCGGTCTGGCCGATGCCGTCGGCGGCTTCGACGACGCGCTCACACAACTCACGCAATCGCTTTCCCCTCTCCCGACTCAGGTGGCTCCGGCCAGCCAAGCGGGCTTTCTTCGCAACCACCAGATGGAGTCTTCCATGAATGATCGAACCAACCCCGCTGCTGCTGATCGGCCTCTTGCTGATCCTGCTGGCAGTCCTTCTCAATCGGCCACCACCACGGCAATGACCGTGGCCGACGCCGTCGAAATCGCTCAGACCTGCACCTTGGCCGGGCGCACCGACTTGATCGCGGGCTTCCTCGAAGCCAACGACTCGCCCGCGAAAGTGCGCAGCCAACTGCTCGCGGCGCAGGCCGAAGCCAGTCCCGAAATCACCAGCCGCATCGCACCCGATGCCGCGCGCCCTGCGGCCGGCAATCCGCTGATCGAGGCCGCCAAGCAGATCGCGGCGGCATCCACCAAGAAGGAGTTCTGAAATGTCCGTTCTCGCCGAACCGCTGAACCTGGGCGACCTGCTGAAGTACGAGGCGCCCAACCTGTACTCGCGCGACCGCGTCACCGTGGCCGCAGGCCAGAACCTGCCGCTGGGTACGGTGCTCGGCATCGTTACCGCCACCGGTAAGTACAAGCAGCTCGATCCGTCCGCCGAGGACGGCACGCAGGTCGCCGCAGGCGTTCTGCTGCAAGCCTGCGACGCCGCATTGATCGACCGTGATGACGGCCTCGTCGTCGCACGCCACGCCATCGTCGCCCACCACGCACTCGCCTGGCCCGACGCCATCACCACTGCCGAACAATTCGCCGCCATCGCGCAACTGAAGGCGCTGGGCGTGCTCGTTCGTCAAGGAGCCTGACCATGAACAACCCCTTCAGCAATCCCGCCTTCTCGATGGCCGCGCTGACCGCCGCCATCAACATCCTTCCCAACCGCTACGGGCGTCTGGAAGAACTGAACCTGATGCCGGCGAAGCCCGTGC